GGACAAGTTTCCTGCTGGATCGGCTAAGGCTGTCACCATTACGGAAGGTGAACTTGATGCTATGTCAGCCTTCCAGATGCTTGGCAGCAAGTACCCTGTTGTGTCGCTCCCTTCGGCTACACCTAGCAAGAAGCTTCTGGAAAACTGCAAGGACTGGCTAGGTTCCTTTGACAAGATTTACCTGTCTCTGGATGCCGACGACAAGGCTGAACGATTTGCACTGAACCTCATGAACCTGTTTCCGGGTCGTGTCTATAAGGTGCCTCATGATGTGTTCAAAGACGCTAATGAGTTCCTTCTGGCTGATGCTGGCGACAAGTACCGTAGTGCTTGGTATTCGTCTGGTGTGTTCACCCCTGACAATATCTATGCTACTGAGGAAGACTTTCTCGAACTGCTGCACGATACACCGGACCATGCCTATGTTCCAACCAATATCTATGCACTAGATGAGAAAATCCTTGGGATCATGCAAGGTCACTTTACGGTTATCAAGGCTCCTACAGGCATTGGTAAGTCGGAGTTTATGCGGTATCTGGAATATAATCTCATCAAGAACTATCCTGATGTGAGGTTCGCTACTTGGCATCTTGAAGAAACCAAACTTCGTTCCCTGCTTGGTGTGGTGTCCTATTACCTAAACGACAACCTGACACGAAAAGACCTGATTTCTGAAAAGAATCGCTTGCAAGATGTTGAAATGGCGATTAAACACATCACTCAGAAGACAGGTTACATGCAGTTTCACCTTCGTGAAGAAGATGGTGCTGATGAATTGATCGAACAAATCCGTGTTCTGACACAGGTGTATGGGTGCAAATATGTGTTCTTTGAACCAATCCAAGACGTTGTTACAGTATCTAGTGACGACAGCAAAGAAGCTATTCTGGCGGATTTGTCTGTTCGTTTGTCCAAACTTGCCGCTGATCTGAACATCGGTATTGTTACCATTGGTCATACTAATGAGAATGGTGACTTCAAATACTGTAAGATGATTGGTCAACGTGCTTCGGTTATCATTGACCTTGTGCGTGACAAAGAAGCAACAGATATGCTGGATCGTAACACGACAAAGCTTATCGTTAAGAAGAACCGCCCATGTGGGCTTGAAGGTGAAGCTGGTGAGTTGTTGTTCAATGGGGACACATTCACTCTTGCAGAGAAAGGAAGTGGCTGGTGAAGGTTAAGTCTGTAACTCTTGAACCCCTTCGTGATAAACACTACAGCACTGATCTTGTCGTAGAGGTTTATGACCAAATGGGTTTTCCCAACGATATCCTAATTAGCATCTCAGGTTACTATCCTGCACCTAGCCAAAGGGAACTTGATAAAGGGTGGGAACCCGATTATGGTATGGACCATGTAGAAACAGAGGCAGAATATTGTCTTGCTCTTGTAATCAAAGAAGCACTTGAGGGTTTGAAATGAAAACGGTAGATGAAGATTTTGAAATGTGGCTTGATGGGTGGATGGTTGCAGAAACCCGCAGAGAGTTTGCTAAAAAGACTGGTGCAAACTTTGATGACCTTCGGTGGGCCTTTATTTCTGGATACATCATCGGTCAACAGAGTATGATGGAGAAAAAATGAAAATCATCGTTCTGGACAGCGAAACAGACGGTTGGGTTGAGAATGTAACGAAGCTGCATGTTGTTTCTTGGACAGAAGACGGTGAGACGTTCCATCACACTAACGACCAAGCAGAGATAAGAGAAATCTTGTCGCAGGAAGATACTAGGATCGTGTGTCACAACGCTGTCCGATACGATCTTCCTGTATTCAATAAACTGCTTAGTACGAAGTTGACCTACCTTAACTTCATCGACAGTCTGGCATTGTCTTGGTACGTCAACTATGACAGGTCATCACATGGTCTTGAAAGTTATGGTATCGACTATGGTGTTCCTAAGCCAAAGGTCGATGATTGGGAGAACCTGACCTACGAAGACTATGCACATCGTTGCGTAGAAGACGTTAAGATCAACTGGCGTCTCTGGAAGGAACTGGAAGGTAAACTTATCAAGCTGTATGGTTCTCTTGAGAAGGCTATGAAGATCATCGACTATCTTGGTTTCAAGATGGACTGTGCAAGGGAAGCAGAGGAAGTCGGTGTTCGTCTTGATGTTGAACGGGCGCAGCGGAATTACGACGAACTTGAACGCCTACAAGAGGAAAAGTTCAAGGAACTGGTAAAGGCTATGCCCAAGCAACCTGTGTATAAGACGTTCAAGCGTCCTGCACAGAAGGTTAAGAAAGATGGCACTCCTACAGAGGCTTGGAAGAAATGGTTGGCCGTCTTGTTTCAGGCAGAGTTGCCCTCTGACTACGACAAAGACGAAGTGGAGTTGGTTGTTGATTGGGAAGATGCAAACCCAAACAGTGATCAACAAGTTAAAGATTGGTTGAACAAACTTGGTTGGGAACCTCAGACATGGAAGTACGACAAGAATAAGAAGACTGGTGTAGAGAAACGTATCCCACAGATCAGGTATCCAGCAACACATGCGGAAGCTGGTCAACTGTGCGAGAGCGTTCTAAAGCTTAAAGAGAAAGCCCCCGGAGTGGAAATTCTAGAGGGTCTTACTGTGATCCGTCACAGAAAGGGTTTCTTCAAGGCTTTGCTGGATAGTCACAAGGATGGTTGGCTGAAAGCCTCTGTCGCTGGTCTAACCAATACGCTTCGTTTCAAACATGCCAAACCTTTGGCTAACATCCCCAAAGTGGAAAAGCCTTGGGGTGGAGAAATCCGTGGCTGTCTGATTGCACCAGAGGGTTTTGATCTGTGTGGCGCTGACATGGTTTCCCTTGAGGATACCACTAAACGTCATTACATGAAACCATACGACCCTGACTACGTTGAGGAAATGTCTAAACCGGGGTTTGACCCCCATCTTTCACTTGCACTTTTTGCAGGTAAGATTACACAAGACGAATATGACTTCTACAAATGGTATCATGAAAATCAGGAACGGTAATACAAAACAGTCCGAAATGTCTGCAAGACCAGAGAAGTATCCTCAAGGAGCTTTCAAAAAGAAGTCTTGCAGATATTGTTCTACAGAATTTGAACCCCAAGCACCAAGTCACCTCTACTGTAGTCAACAGTGTGCAGATGATGCAAACAGTGATAAATACTACAAGAGTAAATATGGTGTAAGTCTATCATTTGTAAGGACCCTTTATGACAAACAAGGTGGAGTTTGTGCTATCTGTCAGACAGAGGGCTTTAAGATGTTGGGTGGGCATAATTCCGGTATGAATCTAGATCATTGCCATAAGACAGGTGTAGTAAGGGGTTTGTTGTGTCACAACTGTAATCGTGGGTTAGGTCTTTTACAGGATAGTCCTACCTATTTAAGACGGGCAGCGGAATACTTGGAGAAATTTTGATGACGTTGGATGAAATGAAAGCGTTGCCACAAGATCAACAGAAAGCTATCATCAAACACCTTAAAGGTGTTAGGCAAGCCTATAAGACTGTTAACTATAGTGCAACCTACGGTGTTGGTGCTGCTAAACTAGCCCGTGAGACAGGTCTTCCTCAGAATGATGCCAAAGGTCTTCTTGATGCGTACTGGATGCGTAACCATTCTGTTGTTAAGGCTACAGAGAGTTTTACTGTCAAGATCGTCGGTAACTCCATGTGGTTGTTGAACCCTGTGTCTGGTTTCTGGCACAACCTTCGCTCTGAGAAGGACAGGTTCTCGACTGCCAACCAATCAACGGGTGTCTATTGCTTTGACACTTGGTTGTTCTTTTGTCGTAAGGCTGGTGTCAAGGTTGCCATGCAGTTTCACGATGAAGTAGGTTTCTATGTTCCGAAAGTTACCTCTGAATTTACAGAGGGTATTTTGAAAGGTGCAATCAGTAAGACTAACGACAAACTCAAATTGAACGTCTTGCTGGACATTGATACAAAGATCGGTAAAAATTATGCCGAAACACACTAAAAAATAACTAGAATTGGTTGACAAAAACCAACAATACAACTAACTATGCTAACCCGAACAAACGAGGAAACAATGGCTAAAGCATCGTATAAAGAAGTGGTTACTACTGGTCCTATCGAATGGGCCAAAATCTTTGAGAGCAACCGTGAAATGAGCGGTTACGAGGGTGTGTATGACGAATGTGAAGGTGCATACACTGTCACTCAGGTGCTTGATAAAGCCGAGTTTGAGAAGCTGAAAAAAACTGGCTCTCAAAAGCGTCCTAACCAAAAGCGTCTCATGGATGGTGAGATTGCTGTCAAGTTTGAACGCAAGCATCTGGTCAAGACTGGTGCTGGTGTGGAAATCACCAAAGCTGGTGGACCTCCGAAAGTGGTTGGTCCGAATGGTAAGAAGTGGGACGTTGAGGTTGATGGTCTGATTGGTAACGGAACCATCGCTGAAATCACTAATCTGGTCACTACCTTCCCCGGTCAGGATGGTAAACCGATTAGCCGTACTTCGTTGACTAAGGTGAAGATCATCGAACACGTTCCGTATGTTCGTGAAGAAGAAGGGGAAGAAGCCTAATGAATATCTCGCTGCAATCTACCTGCAATTACACTAACAAGGTTGTTACTGTCGAACAGAACGATGTTGACTATCTTGGTGATGTGGCAGAAGTTATCCTGACCTTCCTGCAAGGTTCTGGCTATGGCTATGTGAAACAAGTTGTTCTCGTCAAAGACGATGGCAACGAAGTCTCAACGATGTAAGGATAGGCTACAATGGAAATTAAGGCTGCTACCACTGAACGTGAAGAAGTGGGTTTCATTCATGAGAATGGCGCTCTTGTGTTGTTTCCTGATGATAATGGTAATGGTTCCATTGTGATTAATGGTTATAATGGAAACTACGAAGACCTTGATGATACCTATTTCATCTGGCGTAGTGGTGCTTCCCGCATCCTTTACCGTGGCGACAAAGTGGAGATTACTCTGTGAAAGTAACTGCAAAGCTGGTGGCACTTACGCAACCAACTCTTGCTGTTCCTGTGGCTAACTCGGAGGCCCTAGTTGCTTATTGCGCTAGGGTTTCCAACCCTTCTAATCAGGATAATCCTGACTATGAGAAGCTTCTGAAATACTGTATCCGCAACAAACATTGGTCCGTTTTTGAAATGGCTAATGCTGTTGTTGAAGTAGAAGCGCCACGGGACATTACACGGCAGTTGTTGCGGCATCGCTCTTTCAGTTTCCAAGAGTTTAGTCAACGCTACTCTGACGAAATCGAGTTTACGGATCGTGATGTTCGTAGGCAAGACGACAAGAACCGTCAGAACAGCATTGATGATTTCGATGATGCTGCAAAGGCAAGGTTTGCCGAAGGCATTGCTGCAATGATCCAAGGTACACAGGAGATTTACAGTTATCTTCGACAAGATAATGTAGCTAAAGAGTGTGCAAGGGTTATCCTTCCTGAAGGATTGACCATGAGCCGCTTGTACGTTAATGGAACGCTTCGGTCATGGCTTCATTACCTTGAAGTCCGAGACGATCCCGGTGTTACCCAATGGGAACATGTCCTGTTGGCAAGAGAAATCAAGTCGGCACTTGCCCCGGCTTTCCCCACTGTCTTTAGCATGATGGACAACAACAAATGACCAAAGTTTACATTGAACCCAAGGTAGAAGAAATTGCTGATGCAATCGTTTCCTCTAGCGAAGGTCTTACTGATGAACAACTGGCTGAGCGTTTCCTGTCGTATAGTAAAGAAACTCAAGTTTGGCTTATGACCAAAGGTCTGTTGATGCAACTCATTGCTCTTGAGTTTAATGTGTTGGACAAAGACATCTGGGAAGCTGTTTCTATCGTCAATACTATGGAAGAATTTGCTAAAGATTTGGAGTTCTGATATTGACTAAAACTGTCTTGATTGACGCCGATCCGTTGGCTTATAGGGCAGTTTATTCTAAAGGTGGTGATACCCTCGGTGGTGTTGTTGAAAAGATTAACGACCTTTATCAACAAATCACTGAGGATATTATCTACGAGTTTGGCAATGATCTAAAGTATCAGTCATTCTTGACCGGAAAGAATAACTTCCGTTACGATGTTGCCAAAGACTACAAGGCACAACGTCCCACAGAAAAGCCTGTACTAATCAATTTCGCTAGAGATTATATCGTTGAAGAATACAACGCTATAGTCACTGACGGAGAAGAAGCAGATGATGCCATTGCTATTAATGCCACAAAGCATTATCCTGATGCTATCATTGTTTCGATTGACAAAGACTTCCGACAAGTCCCGTGCATCCTATACAACCCTGTAAAGAAAGAGTTTGATAGGATTGACTATTGGAATGGACTTAAGTTCTTCTATCAACAACTGCTGACAGGAGACAAGGTTGACAATATTCATGGGTTGTACAAGGTTGGTCCTGTAAAGGCTTACAAAATCCTTGAAGGAGCAACAACTGAATTGGAATTGTGGCAGCGTTGTCTTGATGCCTATGAAGGTGATTATGAACGCGCTGTAATGAATGGTAGGTTGCTTTGGCTAAGACGACAAGAAAATCAACTTTGGGAACCGCCAAAAAACTAGGTTTCCGTTCTGGACTAGAAGATAAGATTGCCAAGCAACTAACTGAGGCTGGTGTTGCTTATGAATATGAAACGACAAAAATCCAGTATGTCGTTCCTGAAAGTGTTCATAAGTACACACCGGACTTTGTGCTTCCAAATGGGGTTATTGTTGAAACAAAAGGACGCTTTACCTTATCTGATAGGAAGAAACACCTTCTAATCCAGAAACAACGACCGGACCTTGACATTCGGTTTGTCTTCTCTAATTCTAAGACTAAGATCAGTAAAGGTTCTAAGACTTCCTACGCTGATTGGTGTAATAAGAACGACTTCATCTACGCAGATAAGGAAATACCAGAAGAATGGCTAAGATCATAAACGTACTTCGAGGTCCAATCCATTCATCTGAAATCCCTGATTGGGACCATGAAGAAGATGGTTTTGGCCTTCCTTACGAAGAAGGATTTGTAGTCTATGCTACAATCATGGATGATCGGGGTGTTCTTGATACTGGACAACTGATCTTCCAAACTTTCGATGATGCGTCTAAACTAATCAAACACTTCACTAAGCAAATCAAACCTATCAAGTGGAAGGATAACTTCTGATGGACGTTCACTGGTATGTCTTTGGTTGCAAATCTCTCGCAACTCAAGACTGGAATGTTGTTGATATTCAAAACTCAGAAGAAGAAGCAATTAATTGCCTTAAGGACTGTGTCGAATACCAATACTGGAAAATCGAGAAGATTTGGAGTTACCCGTTTTGAAAAAAGTTTGGTACAAATGGCCTAAAAACTACTACAACAATTCTTTACGCCCTTGGTACAGTATACTTAGGCGTCTAATTGCATTTCCTTTTGCAATAGTGCTTTTTGTTTTGTTTCTTGGTGTTGTTGCACTAGGTTATGGTAGAGAAGAAGCAACTCAAATTTTAAGGATGTATTTTGACACTGCTTGTTGATCCCCCGACAGGTTGGGCCTATGGTTTTCCTGCACCGTTGCAAGAGGACTATGAAGCCCAACTCCGTAAAGCAGGGTATCCAGAAAAGGATATTCCCCTTGCTTTGAAACATTCACGTTACATTGGAAGCAGGGAAGAACTGCTAGAAAAGGTTAAGACCCTTGACTAAGACAGCAATTGTCTATACTTGCTCACACTCTCACCCAGAGGTTAGCAATGAACGCTTCTCTTGGCTTGGCGATTTGATCGAAGACATTAAGCCAGATTACGTCATTGACCTTGGTGATGGGGCTGACATGCAAAGTCTCAACACCTTCGACACTCGCTATCCACAAGCGATTGTATCGCAATCTTACCAGAGGGACATCGAAGCATACAATGATGCTCAATCACGCATTTGGGATCGCTACCGTATTAGTAAGAAAAAGCGACCATACCGTATCGGTTTTGAAGGCAACCACGAAAACCGCCTCAAAAAGGCAATAGCCCATGATCCTCGTCTAGAAGGCGACAAATATGGAATCTCATTTTCCCATCTTCAAACGGACCACTGGTTTGACGAGTATCATGAGTATTGTAACTCAGGTCCAGCCCTTGCTACTTATGATGGCATTGTATATGGTCATTACGTTAGTAGTGGGAACTTTGGCTCTGCTATGTCTAGTAAGCATCACGGATATGCTCTGGTTGAAAAGCTTGCTTGTAGTGTTACAGTTGGTCACAGTCATAAGTTCCACTATTATCGCAAAGCGGATGCAAGACCTACTGCAATCAATGGGCTTGTTGCAGGCTGCTTTAAGGGTGGAGAAGAAACTTGGGCTGGACAAGCCAACGGAGAATGGAGTAAAGGTGTCGTAATCAAGCGTTACATCGACAACGGCGACTATGACTTGCAGTGGGTTTCGATGAAGGCTCTTGAGAAAGAGTATGGGAACAAATGAGTAAACGCGCCTCTGTATCTGGCAACAACATCAAACCTGTTGTCAGAAAAGAGCGTGACTTTTACCCGACACCAAGGAAGGCTGTGGAACCCCTAGAGAACCATCTAGAAGGGG